CTTCATTAAAGACTCAGATACTGATAACTTCTCCACTGCTGGAGTGATTGCCTTTTCAGACATTGCTTCGATTCGACCTTCGAATTTTGCGATTGCTTTCTCGATTTCTTGAGATTTTTCCTCAAGACCTTTAAGTGAATCGAGTTCACTTTTTAGACCAGCAACATCCTCTTGGGTAGGTACGTTCTGCATCTTTTCTGAGAATAGGCCATCTAATTTTGAGATAACTTCTTCCGTTGTTAGATTTGTGTTTTCCACGTTTTCTAAGTTTAAAAATTAATAATTCAATTTATTGATCATCTAATTGATCAAGTTTTCTTTCACAATAGTTCAGCATTGCATCACCTCCCCAGAGTAGATATGAGATAGTCCCACACGCTTTCTCGTCAGATGGTTTGTAGTATGTTCTCGCTCTTGACAAGAAAGAGAAAGTTCTCTTAATTGTGTCCAGGCTTAAACTCTCACCACCACTGATCTGTTGCGCTCTTAACTTTCCAGTTTGAGTTGCACACTTATTCCCTACTTCCTCATTAAGCCGAATGCCTCTTTTTGCATTGTCTTTGGCCTTCTTTGGATAGTCAGAATAGGTCTCTGCTTTTTGTGTCAGTGAATCGATAACGTTGTCCCACTTAAACTCATCGACTATGACTGGCTCACTTGGAATAGAGTGGATGATCTCCGACTCTTGTCCAGCAAGTAGTACCAATTGACTCGTCAAGTGTTTGACTTTCATTTCGATTCCATGAAGTCTCTCATCAGTTCCTTTTCCATTGGATAGGGCCTTGATGCAGACATTCAATTCTTTTGTGAGTTTCTCTATATAGTCGGTCTTTTGTTCTCCTTTGACATCGACTACTGGAGTGAACTCATTTGATCCGAAGGTCACTGCTGATCCTTCGAATAGTTTTATTTCGCTGATCTCATAGAATCCACCAGACTCAAGGTTCTTGTCTTCTATGTATTTCGCTTTGTCTTTTATGTATTGGAAACCTATGGAATGCTCCTTGATTATTCCATCCTCATAGTCTCTATAAGCATCCTCCCCATCTGTTGATCGACCAAGTTGACCGACTGCAAACAATCCAAAGGCATCCTCCTCAAGTCTCAAGAACTTTCCGATCTGTTTCTCCCAGTCGTGATGTCTCAAGAAAGCAATCTTTCGATTCGATGTTGTCTCTGGCCCACGTTCTTTGATCGACTTAGTGAATGCACCCTTCTTGATGATGTCATAGTCTGAGTCCATTGTATCAAACTTTGACAGATAGATTGAGACCTCTCTCTTCTGAGTGTCTATATCTTTGAGTTCGAATGCTCCTTTTTGATTATATAAGTTGTTCCTTAAATTCATATTTCTTCTGTTATTGGTTCAGACCACTCATCACTACTCATCAACGTGAGGGCCTGGCTATGTGTTAAAGTTTGCAATGGAACCACAGATCCATCAGAAATGAATGAAGGTTCTGCATTGTACTTAATCACGAACTGAGAATCGTCTAAAGACTTTCGGATTGTGTTCTCATCCGTTTCTCCGATTTGTAAAAAGTCTATGTTTCCTAAATCTGATATGCTAATTATTGCGTATGTTTCTGATTGTTTTGTAGTCATTCTTATTCGTTTTTATGTAGGCACATCTGTTACAATACTTGCTTGTGTCATATTACTTGTTGTAATTGGAAATAAACCATTCTCATCGGGAACGTTGAAATTTGTTCCATTCCATACTGCGTTCTCACTTCGCCACCAATTATTCGGCTGTGTTGCAGTAGGTAAATCATTTAAGTTGTTTGCCTCTCCGTTGTTATAGACCTCTGTGACTTGTGTAGGACTTAATACTACATTCCAAAACGACAATTCATTTATGTTTGCATTAAGATACCTACCACTTAATAAACCTACATTTAAAGGCGCTGTAAAAGGAAGGATTGTCGATGTATAACCATTATTTGTCGAAACATTGCTAACGCCATTAACGTATAATTGATACCTATTATACCTCGATAATGTACCATCATAAGTCCATATAATATTCGTCCATGTGTTTAAAGGTACCGAACCACTATTGCTTTGAATGTTATACGTACTTGACCTTATAGAGCAGTCAACTTTACCACTTGCAGTAACATATATAAAAATACGCCTACCACCAACTAAAAATAAAATACGTTGTGCTGTACTTGTGTCATTTAATTTTACCCATAAATTAATAGTAAAATACAAACTATTATCTAACATAGTATAGTTCGTATCTGTCTCCATATAATCGTCTACACCATCAAATAAAAATGAAGTTGAATCCGTAAAGCCATTAACTCCACCATTAGTCAAAACATTACTCTTGACTTGAAACAATCTATTTATGTTGCTCGTGTTTAAGGACATTAATATTCTTGATCGTTTAAGTCTGTTAATATTCTGATCTCTTCCTCTGTGAGATCGACTCCAAGTCCAGCAATCTTCTCCAGTGTTTCGGCTTTTGTTTTTTGTACGTTTGCTTTCTCTCCTTCGTCTTCTTGCAATGCTGGTAGATGACTAAAGTCTGCCTTTAGATAGTATTCATCAGATAGTCCCCATTGCTTCATCATAGAGTTGTACATTGATTGAGTCTCTGGAATGATTGTATCTGTATAGACAAGTCTGATCGAGTCCCTTACATTGGTGAAAGTAGCACCACGTTCAGAACTGAATAAGTTTGCATTCAATCCAAATGCATCGATGATGGCCATCTTATCGGCAGTGAGTTCCTCAAATAGCATGAGGTCTCTTGTAGGATACGACATCGGCTTCCAGTCGACATTGCTCTCAGTGATGATCAATTCATCCTTTGATCTCTTGAACCAATCTTGCTGGATCTGTCTCTTCTCTTCTGGAGTCATTGGAATGGCTCCTCCCATATCGTTCTGGCTTGTCGTTAGTATACCTATTGATCCAATGTTCTCAAGTAATACATTACGCTTGTGATATTGTGCTTTGATGTTTGACAGTGGATACTTTAAAGAGTCGATCCTGGAGATTGGTTTCACCAAGTTCATACCATCATCAGTGGTCAAGTAGATCATGTCAGTCCAGTCAATGATCTCCTTTGAATCATCATCGTACTCAAAACAGAAGCGAGTGACCATGTCTTCTGAGTCCATTGCTTGAAGTTTCTTTCCAGATAGTTGAATCTCGATCTTGTTTGCTGGTAGTGGAACCATCAAGTTTCTAATGTCAAACGATCTCTTGGGACAATAGGCGAAGGCATTGGAGTATAGTGCATCTTGTACAGATAGCGAGTATACAACATCAGACCATGATTGCATGGCGTTAGGATCTTTAAACAGATCAAGTAGCCAGTGACTCTCGACTTTGTCTCCATTCATATCATAAAGACATGGATGATTAGAGGACATCATTGATGCTCTCTTGTCGATCACTGATCTTAGTTCTGGTATCTCGATGAAGAGTCTCCATGCGTTGTTTGTATCCACCCAGACTGCTTCCTTCTTTCCCCAGATCTGATTCGCTATCGGTAACCTTCCAGAGACTTGGTTGATAAATCTACCGAGTTGATTGTTCTGATTCGTTCCGAAAAAGTTGCTTAAAAAATTGTTCGCCATGTTTTAGAATTGATATTCTATGCTACAAAGATACTGATTATTTTCTAAACATTTGGAGTGATGAGATTCTAACCATTTAGATCACAGAAAAAAAAATATAAAATAATTGTAATTATATTAGGTTATAATAAAATAAAGTTATTATATTTGTGGTGTAACCAACAACGAAAAAAACGAATATTATGACAACAATTGAGAAACTACAAAAACAATTAGAGGAAACAAAAAGATCAATCAAGTTTGCAAATGCTTGTGAGATTGTAATCGATGCTTTAAACAACAAAAGTGACTATCAGTTCACTTGTCCATATACTGACAGAGTAACTGAGTTATTTAACAGAAGTGATAAATTTGTTGAATGGGCACAATTTACATTTAGATTAAGTAGTACAAAGCACTTTGTTGAGATGTATAAAATATCTTTTGATGTTAAAAAATTACCTTTAGAATATACTAAAGTTATCAATGCAATAAAGTTTCTTTTAAACAATGAAGACCTTATACAAATAGCATTCGAAATAAATAAAGAAAATAAATAACACTAACAACGAAAAAAAATGAGCAGAGAACAACAATATCGAATCAGACAACAACAAATCATAAATGATTATCAAATGGGTTTTATTTCTTATGATGATTATTGCAGATTAATCAAAACAAATACCGACATCTTAGTGCAAGGTAGAGAAATGATCAAATAACATTAACAACTTTTTTTTGTTGTGTGAGGGAGGCGAGAGTCTCCCTTTTTTTGTGGCCTATCGTGAGAGTTTCTTGAACATGGATTGAGTGAATATGCTTAGACCAGCCAGACAATCTGGAGCATCGTCATTCTTATTCTTACCATCCTTCGAATAAGATAGGACCGACTCGATGAATAGATTGCAGTCTCTTGTGTCCCTTCTCAGATAGGTGACCATGTTCTGAAGCCAGGCTGACTGCATGATGATCCTGGTATCTTTGTTTGTGGTGTTTGAGACTTGTAGGATCTTTGAACTCGTGATCCTTTGGAGATGTCTTGAGAACATTGCTCCCATCGAATTGGATTCGACTCGACAATAAGAGACTTTATACTTCTCAAGCATACCAGCGCACAATGGAATTGTGATGTCAGTGTTCTCTCTGTTGTATATGTAGTCCACCAGATACAATTGTCCACCGACCACTGAGATGATGGACATAGCAGTAAAGTCAGCACCTTGATCGGCTACATCAATGTATGCGATTGATCCCTCGACTCCTTTGGCTTGTGAGATTTCGTTGTACTCTTCTGGATCTATGTACTTCATGTCTGAGAATAATCGACCACCGACATCGACTGGTTGTTGCATATACTCGGCACTCCAGATCTCTGGTGCAGTGTGTTTCTTCTTGGCTTGATACTCTTCGCTGGTCATGACCTCATCACAGAACGATTCTCCTTGATCATTGAGTGCTGGGATTACTATGGTCTGATCATATATACCTTGTTCAGTGTTCTGTCCTATTACATCCTTTAGACTCCATCTTGTTCCTATGTCTATACGAGAACATCCAGACTCGAATCTTGAGTCGTGTGTGGCTTGTTTCCATTGAATGATTCTGTCGTTTGTAGTGTCTGACATTGCATCCTCTATACCTCTATACAAGTCATCTGTGATCCCTAATGTGGTTCCGAATCCGATAATGGTTCCACCGACTCCAGCACCAAAGTATCCGACTTGTTTAGACTGCTGAAGGTTCCATCCTTGTAGATTCTTTTTGTCATCTGATAGTCTGATCTCTGGGAATATCTCAGTGAATCTCTCATTCTTTATAATGGCCCTAACATCATATGAGAACTTGAGATATAATGTTGCAGTGCAAGTGTTTCTCATCACTGATGTCGTTGGATTCCTTCCTAGTCTCCATGCACAAAACAATGACGTGATATAGGACTTCCCAGCACGAGGAGGCATTGATACTGATAAGGACTTGATCGATCCTTCCTCTACCTTCTGGAATGCTATTGCTACATCCTTTAGGAAGGGCCTAGTAGAAAAGAACTCATGATCCATCTGGTGACAGAAGATCCAGAACTTTCGTCTACTTAGTTCAAGAATTATCTGTCTCTTGTTGATCGTCTTGTTCTTCATCTTTCATCATGTCAAGTAGTTCCTCATCTGTAAACTCTCTAAGGTCTTCCACCTTGTGTTTCTGTTTTGTCTCCATAAACGATGTGGACATTGCTCTTCTCTCATCATCACTTGAGATCAACTTCATCAATGCAATCTGTAATGGAGGAGAGTCTGACTTGAACCATTTATTTCTCATGGCCACCTTTAACTCCACTCTATTCTTCACTAAGGAGTCTTTTATAGCGTCTACCTTATCCAATTGGTGGTTATAGAATGTTGCTCTTGAACATGGAAGATACGTTGATATATCGTCTATGAAGACCAGTTTATGTTTGTCTATTGCTTCCAGGCTTTGTCGGAGTAGTTCTTCTGTGTTGTATGCTTTACTCATGTTCGTTGTTTTTGTAGATTTCTATGACTTCATGTCTTACATTTAGCCAGTATTCCATTGTCAATTGATCACCATATCTTCCTCTCGTTGTGTCAATACATTCTTGAATCACAATCAGTACACATTGCTTTATATCATTGGAGCAATCTATCCAATCATATTTATCTATTAAGTCATGTGCTTTTTGTTCTGGTGTCATGTTCTTTGTTTTATGATCCACAAGCCAGGCACTCATCATCTTGATCAAGTTCTGGATTGTTTTCTATCTCTGGGTTAAGTATTCTTTTGAGGTCATAAATCTCTTGGTGAGTTTTCATGTCTTTGAACATTTCTCCAGTGAGTTTGGATCGTAGTCTTTTTATTTCTTGTTTGATGTCTTTATCAGTCATTTAGTTTGTTTTGGTGAACATATGCCTCGCATCCTTCCAGACTTCCTTGATATAGCACATTGATCTTGTCTTTGTCCCAAACTCTGTATATGTGTTCATGGTATTGTACTAT